GATATAGACATATACCCTATATACCTAAATAGCCTAATTAAAATATATAGAATACGCGTTATATAGAGAGTGTAAACCACTTTCAGCGAGGGATGTGTCACAATGAAAACGCAGATAGGTGAAAAATCGATAGAATCCTATCTCCGAGAACGGGTAAAAGCTTTAGGGGGCAAGGCTTATAAATTTGTATCCCCCGGGAACAACGGGGTGCCGGACAGGATGGTTTGTCTGCCGGGTGGAAAAGCCCTGTTCGTGGAACTGAAAGGGCCCGGCAAAAAGCCGACTCCCTTGCAGGAAAGACAGATGAACTATCTTGCCGGGTTGGGTTTCAGCGTTTGGGTTATTTACAGCAAAGCTGGCGTTGACGAGTTTATAGATTTCTGCAAAAAAGAGGTGATGCCGCAATGATGTTCAAGCCGCACCCTTATCAGGCGTACTGTATTAACCGGTTAATCAATGAGCCGGCTCTGGGGTTGTTCTTGGACATGGGCTAGGCCTTGGGAAAACCGTTATAACACTAACAGCGATAAACGAATTGCTGTTTTACCGTTTTGCCGTATCCCGGGTTTTGATAATTGCCCCGAAAAAGGTTGCGGAAGCCACATGGCAGCGGGAAGCGGCGAAATGGGATCATTTAAAGCACTTGCGGTTTGCCACCGTGCTTGGCAGCGAGTCAAAACGGGTCCGTGCCCTGAATACGCCTGCGGATATCTGGGTAATAAACCGGGAAAATGTACCCTGGCTGGTGGAATATTACCGCAACGCATGGCCCTTTGACATGGTGGTGATTGATGAATCATCTAGTTTCAAAAACCACCAGGCAAAAAGGTTCAAATCTTTGACCTGGGTGCGGAAGAGTATCAGCAGACTGGTGGAGCTGACGGGTACTCCGGCACCAAATGGTTTGATTGATTTATGGGCGCAAGTTTACCTGCTGGACGGCGGCGAACGTTTGGGCAAATACATAACCCATTTCCGGGAGAGGTATTTTAATCCGGACAAGCGTAATGCGCAGCAGGTGTTCACCTATGCCCCAAAACCCGGGGCGGATGAGGCGATACACCGGCGGATCAGCGATATTTGCATCAGCATGAAGGCGGAGGATTACCTGCAGCTGCCCGATTGTACCGTGAACGAGATTCCCGTCGAGCTGGATAAAAAATCCCGGGAGCTGTATGACAGGATGGAGCGGGAAATGCTGCTGAGGGTGGATGAAAAGACCATTGATGCAGGAACAGCTGCGGTGCTTTCAAACAAGCTGCTGCAGCTTTGCAACGGGGCGGTATATGACGGGCAGCAGAATGTGGTTGATGTGCATAACTGCAAAATTGAGGCTTTTCTGGAGTTAATTGAGCAGCTAAACGGGCAGCCGGCATTGGTGTTTTACAACTTCAGGCACGATTTGCCGAGGATTGAAAAAGCCCTTCGCAAAACCGGGCTTAGGGTTCGCAGGCTGAACGGCCCGGAAGATCAGAACGACTGGAACGACAGGAAGATTGATATACTTCTGGCGCACCCTGCTTCGTGTGCTTATGGCTTAAACCTTCAGGACGGCGGAAACCACGTAATATGGTTCGGGCTTAACTGGTCATTGGAGCTTTACCAGCAGGCAAACAAGCGGCTGCACAGGCAGGGTCAAAAGCAGAAAGTTATAATACACCACCTGAGTGTAGTCGGCGGCCGGGACGAGGATGTGGCTGCCGCCCTGGAGGACAAGGAAGCCACCCAGGACAGGCTTATCGAGAGTTTGAAGGCGAGGATTGAAAGAGTAAAGCAGGCGGGGTAAAAGGAGGATGAGGAATGACTAAGCAACAACTTGACGACATTAAAGCCCGCGTTGATGCTGGACAACCTATCCGTCGGATTGACGCAATAATGATGCAAAGGAGAGTGAAAACAATGCGTGAAATATTATTCCGGGGTAAGCGTGTGGATAATGGCGAATGGGAAACGGGGTCGCTCGTAATTATCCGCGGTGGATGTAGTGATGTGCAAGTATTTATTGCAGACAAAATGACCGGTTATCACACACCAGTTATCCCCGATACCATCGGGCAGTACATAGGCTTGACGGATAAAAACGGCAAGATGATTTTTGAGGGGGATAATGTCCGAACGTATTTACCCGAAAACAACATACATAAAGAAATTGAGTTAGCGCACGGTGTGGTGGCGTTCGAGGGCGGTTCTTTCGGAATACGTGATAAATCAGGTAAATGGACAAGGCTTGATGATTTTGCTCCGAATGTGGTTATTGAGGTTACATACACAATACCCGCTCCGCCAATATCAGACAATCTGGAGGTGGAGTGATGGATATTGAACAATGCTATGAAAATTTGGCAAACGCAATAGTTGAACAAGCTGTTAAGGATTATCGGGCCGCAAAACGGAAATATAGAAACAGCGCTGAAATAGCCAGCTTACGGAGATTCTTTCGGTCTGATTGGTTTCGGTCGCTTACGAATATTGACGGTGAATGGTTGATAAGAAAATTAGACGAGGAGGCGGCGCATGACAAGAACAGAATGGTTCAGCAGGGCATGGAAATTAGACAAGGAAATCAATCGGCTTATCGAAAAGCGGAGTAAGCTATATTCCGCGGCACTGCGAACTACGCCTACATACAGCGATATGCCCCGAGGGAAAGGAACGTCAGATAAAGTGCAAAATGCTATTGAGCAGATATGTTTGCTCGATGAAGAAATCAACCGAAAGATAGACGAACTTTACAATGTGAAGCAGGAAATCATGTTTGCTATCGCAACGGTTGAGAATCCAATAGACAGGAGATGTATGTATCTGCGGTTTGTTGAGTTTAAGTCGTGGCAAGAAATATCAGATAAGCTGCGTATTTCAAGGCGGTCAGTATCATACAATGTTTCCAGAGGGATAAAAAACACAAAATGTGGTATAGCATCTTGACTTTGCACACCGTATGTGGTAAAATGCTAATATGGAAATAGTATGCAAAGCGCTTCGAGTAATCGGGGCGCTTTTTTATTTGAAAGAAGGTGACCGTGATGTTCGAATTCCCTCAAAACTTAATAGGCTACATCGGCACGTTGCTTTTCCGGGGCGGGTGCTACCAGTACAAGGATGCGACAGTTACACATATACCGGGTAACTGGGGCGCTGTGACGTTAGGAAAATACATATTTGCGGATGATGTCTGTTACCATGATGAGCGCATCATCAAGCACGAATACGGTCACCGGCTACAATCTAAGAAGCTGGGTGTGCTTTACTTGCTGATAATAGGACTGCCGTCCATAGTCTGGGCAGGTTGCTTCGAGGGATGGCGCCAGAAACACAACGTAGATTACTACTGGTTTTACACTGAAAGCTGGGCCGACCGATTGGGCGGTGTGGAACGATGCTAGAAGATATACTCCAGGAATACCGGGAATCGCTGCGGCTCATCCAAGACCGTATCGCACAGCTGCGTGAGCAAAAGCAGACGGAGAGCATCGTCAATAGGATATATCAGCTTCGGGATGTTGCGGAGGAACTAGAAGCGACTATTAAGGAGATAGAGAAGTATGCTGACCACATCGGAGATTAAAGAGTTAATTAAAAAGGATAATCTCCATAAATTTTATACTGACCGTGCATGGCGAAGATTACGCCAACAAGTATTGAAAATGGACAAGTACGAGTGTCAAAAACATAAGGCGCGAGGACAGTATAGACGGGCAACTCACGTTCATCATGTTAACCATGTAAAGAACCGTCCTGACTTAGCAATGTCATTGCTGTATGAGGACGAGAACGGAGTAATAAGACGCAATCTTATTAGTGTCTGTTCAGAGTGTCACGAGCTGGAGCATCCGGAAAGGATGAGAAAGTACGAACCAAAGAAGCCGATAACGGAAGAGAGATGGTGATACCCCCGGTCGAGAAAAACGCAGATTAATTTTGGGGGCGTTTACTCGGCGCTGGGGTATACAAAACAGATTTTTTGCATTCTCACGTGATGGGAGGGGGTGTAATATGGCACGCAAGGCAACCAAAACCCAAATAATGCAGGACTTATTGGACCAGTTGGAGCGAAATGGAACGGTCGGAAAGTATTTCACCGACCTTGTTTATGATTATATGGACTTGTGGGAAACAAAAAGAAAGCTTATTGCCGACATTAAAGAGCGTGGGGTTAGGGTTAAGTACCAAAACAGCGAAACACAATGGGGCTATAAGAAGAATGACAGCGTTGACCAGCTGATAAAAGTTAATCAGCAAATGATTAAACTTCTGGAAGCTCTCGGCATAAAGCCATCCCAGGATGGTGATAATGATGGCCTCGACCTGGAAATGTAGGAGGAAAGACTATCACCCGTATATAGACAACTACATCGATGATTGCCGGAGCGGGAAGAATGTTGTTGGCAAAGACATACTTGCGGCAATGGATTACATAGAGAATAAGCTTAATGACCCCGATGTGTTTATAAACACCGAAAAAATCGATAAAGCCGTTGAATTAATGGAGCGGTATTTTGAAATAAAGCTGTTCGACTGGGAGCTTTTTGTTACAGCTCTAATTCACTGCTATTATAAATCTGATGATACGGTCGTATTTAACACTATTTTCATCATGATGGGGCGCGGTAACGGCAAAAACGGCTTTATATCCCCTGTCACATGGTATTTAACCACACACTATCACGGTGTAAAGGGTTACAATGTTGATATTGTTGCCAACGCGCAAGAACAGGCGCAGACCTCATTTAACGATATTTATGAAATGCTGGAGCGGACATGGTCCAAGTCTAAAAGGTTCTTTTATAAGACTAAAGAAGTGATTGTGAACGTAATCACCAAGTCTTATATAAAATTTAATACATCTAATGCTAAAACAAAAGACAGCAAGCGTACCGGTTGCCTCATATTTGACGAAGTACACCAGTACGAGAATTACGACCAGATAAAAGTATTTACTTCAAGCTTTGGAAAGCGCAAGCATTCCAGGGCCTTTTAT